GTTCTTGAAGATGTAGACAAAGACTGCTTTGTTGGTAGTGGAACAGGTGGACAATTAGAAGGGATTTTAACTGCTGGAGATGCTTTCGGAGCTGGATCATTTGCTGGAACTGTAGCAAGTGCTAACTTAGTTGACTTGTTAACTGTAGCTATGGCTCAAATGGAAGGTGATCTATTTTACAAAGCTTCTGCTATTTTCCTTAATCCAATTGACTTAGCTAAGTTAAGAGTTACTAAATCTACTCAGGCTGAATATGTTGACAGATTAATGGTTACTGCTGGAACAATGAGCTTAGACGGAGTTCCTATTCATACTTCAAGTAATATTGCAAAAGGTAAATATGCTATTTGTGATATGTCTCAAATAAGAATGTTTGTTAAAGAAGACATGTCTTTAGAGTTTGGAATGGACGGAGACGACTTTACTAAAAACTTAAGAACGATCCTAACTGAATGGAGAGGAGTCTTAAGAATAGTAAACTCTGGAGCTATTATTCAAGGTGATATATCTACAGATATAGCTTCTATTACTGCTTAATATAAAATTTATATTATAAGTTATGAGCCTAGTTTTCGGACTAGGCTTTTTTTATTTATATTTGTATAGATATGGCACTAATAACAAGAAGCGATTTTAAAGGAAATGTAAAAATTTCTCAGAATACTAAAGAGACTGACGATCTTACTTTATATATAGAAAGGAATCAGGACCAGCTCTTAAGAGATTTAATAGGAGACTATCAGCTTTCTTTATATAATACTAGTCCGAATAGCTCAACAACTAAATACGTAGCTTTAATTACTGGAACAGACGCTGCTGGAGATCAATTTTATTATTATGATAAAGAAGGAATTTACACTTCTTATTATGGAATTAAAGAAGCTTTAAAATATTTTACTTATTGGGACTATGTAAGGAACTTAAATGCTAAGGCTACTAGTGTAGGAATTAGATTTGCTGACGCTGAAAATTCTACTGGATCAACTCAGCTGCAGGTTAATTCAGTAATAGAACAGAGATACAATTTAGGAGTTGAAATATACCAAGCTGCTTGTAGCTTTTTACATATTATGTACGACTGTAAGCTTCACTATTTTGGAATTACTGAAGCAGCTCCAGGAGAATATCAAATGATAGTAAGAAATGATCCGGGGAAAAATAGTATTAATTTATGTAGCCTTTTAAATCAAGGAGACACTTTTGAGCTTGACGGAATAGATTATAGTGTTATTATTAATGATGTAGGAACTAATCCTGGACAGGTCTTAATTGATTTTGCAGGTGATCCAGGTCTTACATTTACAGATAAATTTATTTATATTAATCCTTATGTAGACTATATATGTAAGAAGAAAAATTTAAGTGTTCTTGATGGAATGTTATAGAGAAAAACTTATAAAAATAATTGAAAAATATGGACTTTATTTTTTTGCTATTTACCTATTAATAGTCCAGATTTTATTTAATAATTATGTCAAATAATTTAAGCCAGGATATTATAAAATTTTGCTCAGTCTTAGTAGATAAATTAAGAGCTGAATGGATCGTAACTAATATAGATATTACTAATGTTCAAGAGCCTAAAATAGATCATGAAATATTAGATGATTTTTCAATAAGTGAAGAGGAAATTATTGAGCTTGGTTATTGGAGTTTTATATCTGGGACCGGGTATGAATGGGAAGTTGTTTTAAGAAATAAGGCTCTGCAAGTTTCCCCTGGACAATTTAAAATTAAAAATGAATTTGAAGTTGATCTTAGCCAGGTTACAACAATTAGAAATATTGTACCTTATTTTTATCATGGAACTTATATAGATGTAAACAAAGAACTTGACACTAGCGAAGAGGTCTTAAGCACAGCTCTTTATCCAGCTGTAATTCTTTGGGAAGTAATAAGACAAAACTTTGAAGCAGATCATACTTCTATTTTAGGAAATACTCCTAAGCTAACTCTAAGCTTTTTAGATACTACTAATAAATTAGACTGGACTAATGATGAGCAATATTCTAAAGTTGTTGATCCTATGGAAGCTTTAGCTGATAAGTTTATTAAGATATGTGACAAGCACCCGTATTTAGCTAAGCTAGAAAATTATACATATATTAAGCATACGAATTGGGGGAAAGTTGTCCAGGATAAAGGACACGTTAAATATTTATTAGATGAAAATTTAGCAGGTTTAAATTTAGAAATTGACCTTCCCATTAAGAAAGCTTGCTTAAATAAATTTGCTAAGCTATAAATAAGAAATTATTTTAGTATATTAGCATAATATTACTACTTAATACTAATAAAAAAAACTAAATAAAAATGGCAATAGATTGTAATTGTAATGCTACGCTACAAAACTTAGGAAGTCCTGACTGTCCTCCAGTAATGCAGATAGCTAGAAAATTTATTTTTGTTCCTAGATATGACGCTCAAGGGAATGAAAATAGACTAGACCTTGACCCGTCTAATATTAATAAGACGACTTTATTAACTAAAATTAATGCTTCTAATTCTTTAGATCGTTATTATCCTACTGCTCAAGTTGATAATACTGAAGACACAAGAGAAGACCCAGTAACTCAAGAATTTAACTCTGGTAAAATTATCACAGTTAGAGAAGGCGCTAGGACTAATACTTCTTTTATTCCTTTAGGATCAACTCAAGAGCTTGGACATTATAAGTCTTTTGGTTGCTCTGAGTTTGGAGCTTATGTAATTGACGCAGGAGGTAACTTTATTTATTACGATAAAGGAGACGGACACGCTTACCCAATAGCTGTAGATAATGAAACTTTCTACTGTTCTTTAATGAAAGCTACTGACGCAGAAGTTCAAATGTTAATGTTAAGATGGCAATGGAGACTAAGCCAAAAAGACCAAAATTTAAGATTTGCTGAAGCTGATACTTTAGACTTTGACATTGATGATCTTAATGGTCTTTATAATGTTACTGGAACTTACTCAGCTGCTTCTACTGCAGGATTTACTTTAACACTTAAAACAACTGATTATGCTACTCCTGTTACGGATATAGCTTTAGCTGACGTTAATATTAGTGTTAATGGCGCTGCTGCTGCTGCTCCTGCTTCTTGGACTGAATCAGCTACTGTTCCTGGTGAATATGCTTGTGTTTTTGCTTCTGCTCTTTCTGCTGGAGATAAATACAACACTATCATTTCTAAAGAAGGATTTGATTTTGCAAGTGTAACAGCTGACGAACAAACAGCTTAAATATGAAAAAAGTAGAAATTCTTAAACTAAAAGGAATTAGCTTTAATAAGGCTGTAGTTCTTAAAATGAAAAAGTCTCATTTCATGCAGGCTTATAATGACGAAGACCTATGGGACGAGATACAAAAATTAAAGCCTAAGCCTAAGCCTAAGAAAAAATCTGCTTAAGTATTAAGGTAATATTTTAAAAGGGAGTTATTAATTTAGCTTCCTTTTTTTTTATATTTATATATGGAAAATAAAAAAGGTCTTGGAGACGTAGTAGAAGACGTTATAAAAAAGGTAACTAACAACAGGATTAAAGCCTGCTCAGGCTGTCAAAAGAGAAAAGCGATCCTAAATAAGTTTAAGCTTCCCTATTCTAATTATAAGCCAAAAGAAAAAAACTAAAAAAAGTTTGTCAAAAGTTTGGTAGAAACAAAAATGTCTATTATATTTGTTTCATAATTATAAAAAAACAGACATGTATTTAATTACTAGAAAAACAGCTCACACATATACACATGGAAATAAAAAGGTGTATGATCTTTTAGAAACTTATATAAATACTAAAGGGGAAAAAACTTTTATTTATACAAAACATTATAATCTAATAGTTGGAATGAAAACAGTTTTTAAAAACGAAGTTCCAAACAAAATAAATAAATTATTCATATAAAAAAAACAGACAAATGAAAAATCTAAAAGTTATAGAACAATTAAAAGTTAAGGCTACAGACAAGGGACGTATGCCTTCACTAAAAAAAGTTTCTGATCTATTAAATGAGCTTAATATAAAGCATAGCTTAAGCGAATGGTCAGAAGAGAAATGGTCTAAGCCTTCTGGCTTTAGATACTTCACAAGCGGAGGAAGCAAGACTTATTTTGGTTATAGGTTATATATATATGAAATAGGACTTGAAATGGTCTCAACAGATAGCTATTATTCCTGGAATAATTATAGATATGCTAGACAAATATTAGAATTAATCACAGCTAAAAAACAGAATTAAAATGGACATACTATTTCAAGCACAGGGTTACGAAGGATTTTTAATATTAGTTAAAGACTATCCTATAGGACAACTAGGAAAAGAGACTAATCGCTTTATAGATCGGCTAGTTAGTTGGTTACATAAAGAAAGACCGGATATATATTGGGACATTGAATTCCACGAAGGAGGCACAGTTACAATAGACGAATCTGAAGACGATAAGGAAATTAGATTTAGAGGAGATAACGGAATTTTTACACTTACTGAAGTAGAAGTTAATTCTTTATAATATGGAAAATAAATTTAACTACAATTGGACCTTAGCAGACTCTAATTTTACTAAGGATAAAGGAAAAGTTTTTAGTTGTTTTGCATGCGGAGGAGGCTCAACAATGGGGTATAAGTTAGCCGGGTTTGATGTCTTAGGCTGTAATGAAATTGATCCAAAAATGATTGAAGCTTATAGAACTAATCACGATCCTAAATACTCTTTTTTAGAGCCTATTCAAACTTTTAAAGAAAGAAAAGATTTACCTAGTGAGCTTTATGATCTAGACATATTAGACGGAAGTCCGCCTTGCTCTAGCTTTTCAATGGCTGGGAATCGTGAAAAGGATTGGGGAAAAGAAAAGAAATTTAGGGAAGGACAGGCTGAGCAGGTCTTAGATAATTTATTCTTTGATTTTATAGATTTAGCTAAAGAGCTACAGCCTAAAGTTGTAGTAGCTGAAAATGTAAAAGGCTTAATGATGGGGAACGCTATTAAGTATGTTAGAGATATTTATTCAGAATTTGACAAAGCAGGTTATTATTGTCAGCACTGGCTTTTAGACGCCTCAACAATGGGAGTTCCTCAAAGACGTGAAAGAGTTTTTTTTGTATGTCTTAGAAAAGACTTAGCTAAAAAGTTTTTATACTATAAGGATATGTTTACAGAAGTTCCTAAGTTAGATTTAGTATTCAAAGAAAAGCCTATTACTTTTAAGGAGGTTGAAGACACTTCAAAAGGAAACGATCCTGAAGTTAGAGACTCTTATAAATTCCTTTGGCTTAAGTGTCAGCCTGGTCATAACTTTGGGACAGTACATGAAAAGGGACATTATTTTGGAGAAAATAAATTAAGCTTTGATAAAGTTCCCAATACTATTATAGCTAATAGTCATGGATCATTTCACTGGCACCCGTCAAAATTAAGATCATGCACTGACTTAGAATATTGTAGAATAGGAAGCTATCCTGTAGACTATAATTTTTTAGATAATAAGCCTAAGTATTTAATAGGAATGTCTGTCCCTCCTGTAATGGTTGCGCAGATAGCTAATAACATTTTTAATCAGTGGTTAAATGAGATATAGTAAAAGAGCTAATCTTGCTTTCTGGCTTAGTATATTTAATATAATATTAACTCTATTTTTATTTTTTGTAATT